AACAAAGTAAACAGGAAGAAAGACTGGGCTTGGATGGATGAAGAAGTGCCTAATGACCATCCTTTCTTTGGAGATAAACCGGACAACAAACCGGACATGGTGAACCGTCCAGCACACTACAACAATGGTAAAATGGAATGTATTGATGCCATTCACGGTATGCTCACACACGATGAGTATATTGGTTATCTTCGTGGTAATGCACTCAAGTATAACTGGCGCTGCCGCTACAAAGGCCAGCCCATAGAAGACTTACGCAAAGCACGATGGTACGAAGAACGATTGATTGCCTACATGCTGGAGCACCCAAGTGACAAATAAGACAGGCACACAGGACTACTTAGGTATACAGATTGACTATGATAGAGAGAAAGACCTTAGTGTATTCTCACTAGAGACACTGAAGGACAGATACTTCTGGGAGGATGAAACCCATGCACAAGAAGCCTTCGCAAGAGCATCGGTCTATAGCGCAACGTATCAAGGCCATACTGACTACAATCTTGCACAGCGACTTTACGACTACGCAAGCAAGGGCTGGTTCGGTTTTAGCACTCCTATACTTAGCAACGGGGGAACCACTCGTGGTTTACCTATTAGCTGTTTTCTCAATTATGTTCCAGATTCAAGGCGTGGTTTATCTGACCACTATGATGAGAACATATGGCTGGCAAGTGGAGGTGGAGGCTTGGGTGGATATTGGGGTGCTGTTAGAAGTAATGGCGTTTCAACTTCTAACGGTAGTCAGTCTACTGGTAGCATTCCATTCATGCACGTAGTTGACAGTCAGATGCTGGCGTTTAATCAAGGAGTAACTAGACGAGGATCATATGCGGCCTATATGGACATCAGCCATCCAGAGGTTGAAGAATTTATTGCCATGCGGAAGACTACTGGAGGTGATCTTAATAGAAAGTGTCTTAATCTGCATAACGGTATCACTATTACTGACGATTTTCTTACAGCCGTTAAGAACGATGACCAGTGGAGACTGATTGACCCTAAGTCTAAGCAGGCCATCAAGACTGTATCGGCAAGGGACTTGTGGTGGCAGCTAATACACACTAGGGCAGAGACAGGGGAACCCTACATTGTTAACCTAGACCGCTGTAACGAGGCTCTACCGGAGACACAGAAGGACATGGGGCTAGAGGTACGCCAGAGTAACCTATGCTCTGAGATTACCTTAGCGACTAGCGAGGAGCGTACAGCAGTCTGTTGCTTGTCTAGTGTGAACCTAGAGTACTTTGACGAATGGAAGGACGATGAGTTATTCATCAGTGATCTAATCACAATGCTTGACAACGTGATAGAACACTTCATTGACAACGCTACACATGGAGAACATGCGTGGCATTTTAATCCTACCTTTACGGAGTTTAGCTATTATGTTCACCCAGATAAAACAGGGTTTGCAAAAGCCGCTTACAGTGCATATAGAGAACGCGCAATTGGCCTTGGAGCGATGGGCTTTCACAGCTACCTACAACGCAATGGTATACCTTTTGAAGGTATGTACGCTGCCAGTTTCAATAACAGAGCATTCAAGCACATTAAAGATAGAGCCACATCAGCTTCTAGTGTTCTTGCATCTGAACGTACTGAAGCACCTGATATGGCTAATGGGAACCTTCGTAATTCTCACCTGCTTGCTATTGCTCCTAATGCCTCTAGTAGTATTATATGCGGTGGAACGAGTCCTTCAATTGAGCCAACTAGGGCTAACGTATTTACGCACAAGACTCTGACAGGATCATACAAGGTAAAGAATAAGTATCTGGAGGAATTGCTTGAGAAGAAAGGTATTAACAACGAACAAACGTGGAAAGATATTGCTGCTGCTGAAGGCTCTGTTAAAGACTTGGAGAAACTCACAGAAGAAGAAAAGGAGGTATTTAAGACAGCACCTGAACTTGACCAGCGATGGGTCATCGAACACGCCTACCAAAGACAGAAGTACATCTGCCAAGCGCAGTCAGTAAACCTGTTTTTTGAGCCACCACCGGCTACAGCACCACAGGAGGTACACGATGAGTATTTGGAGTACGTTAATCACGTACATTGGACAGGAGCTAACAAACTCAAATCTATGTATTACCTGCGAACTACAGCGGCTAGAAATACAGAGAATGTTAACATCAAGATACCAAGAATTAACCTAGAAGACGGGGAGTGCCTAAGCTGTGAAGGCTGATGAACACCCTGTCTACAGGGCTAAATTTTACATACCAGAGCTAAAAAAGTCTGTATCATGGAAAGAGTACCTAGATTACTACAATGACTTAGATGAGCAATTTTGGCAGTATAGCTACTATTGCTCTCAGATGTGGGCAAGCTACATGGATGACAAATGCAAAAGGCGTGAAGCGCCATTGAGCTACAAAGAGTATGTCGATAAGTACACAAAACTGTTAGAGGAAGGATTCAATGATAGACCAAAAGATTAGTGCCATGAAGAAGCTGTACAATGCTGAGATAGATATATACAAGGCAGAGGTGCAGAACTATCTAGACAACCCTGTGGGCGTAGGAGAGCATGGTAACTTGGTTGATACTATGGATAACCTTGTTGCTAAGATTGCAGAAGCAGAAGATAAACTAATTGTATTGGAGACACATTTCAGTGAGTAATGTGATAAACTTAATGCCTACGGAAGCTACCGCTAACGAGGTGCTAGAGGAATGTAAAGGTGACTTTGAGCATGTATTAGTTATCGGCTGGACTCCTGACGATGCTCTGACAGCTAAATCCACAACGTCTATGGACATGAAAGAGATAATTTACCTGATAGAGGTATTCAAACAAGCAATTATTATGGCAGGACATGAAGTAGAATGATAGACGAAACATTACCTAAGATAGTTGTATGCGAAGTAAAAGAAAACGAAGATGGTTCCGCAGAGGTAGAGCTTCATTTAGAACCACCTGCCGTTCAATTAATACTTGATATAGGTTTTAATCAACTACTAAGAGAACACTTGGAGAACATAAAAGATGAGTGATGAACTAATACACCTCATAAGCCTCTGGGCCATGAAGCGTGGTATAGTTAACAACAGCACACCTTTAGCGCAGTTTGCTAAACTTGTGTCTGAGATAGGAGAGCTAGGGGATAACATAGCCAAGGAGCGTGACGTGACTGATGACATTGGTGACTGCTTGGTGGTGTTAAACACCTTAGCCATAATGAACGACACTACCCTAGAGGAATGCCTGAAGGTAGCATATGATGATATTAAAGATAGGAAGGGACACATGAATACTCATGGTGTCTTTATCAAGGAAGGAGATGCAGCTTGAGCTTATTAGATACTAGAGATTACTACAAACCATTTGACCATCCTTGGATGTTCGACTATTACTCACAACAGAATCAAATGCACTGGTTCCCAGAGGACGTACCGCTGCACAATGATGTGAAAGACTGGCAGACGATGACTGACGAGGAGAAGAACCTACTGACTCAGATCTTCCGATTGTTTACACAGTCAGATGTAGACGTAGGTGCTGGGTACGTAGACCGCTACATGCGTATCTTCAAGAAGCCAGAGGCACGTATGATGATGTCTAGCTTCGCTAACATGGAGTCAATACACCAACATGCCTACAGCCTGCTATTGGACACCGTAGGGATGCCGGAGGTGGAGTATAAGGCGTTTGCAGAGTACGAGGCTATGGCTGACAAGCATGAGTACATCAACGCTGTGAAGGTCACTAAGGGCGACAAGAAGTCTATTGCTAAGGCACTGGCGATATACTCAGGCTTCACTGAAGGGCTACAGTTGTTTTCTAGCTTCATCATCCTGCTGAACTTCCCACGCTTCGGTAAGATGAAGGGCATGGGACAGATCATTACCTACAGCATACGTGATGAGTCCATGCACGTAGAGGCAATGACCAAGTTGTTCAGGGAGTTTATCAAAGAGAACATAGACCTATGGACTGATGACTTCAAGAAGGAGATATATCAGGCATGTCGTGAGATGGTTGACCTAGAGGATAGGTTCTTGGACTTGGTGTTTGAGCAAGGTGACATTCCCGGCCTAACCAAGGCAGAGATGCAACAGTACATCAGGTACATTGCTGACCGTAGGCTGCTACAGCTAGGCTTGAAGCCTAACTACGAGGTGAAGGACAACCCCTTAAACTGGCTTGATGATGTGCTTGGCGTAGAGCATCAGAACTTCTTTGAAGGACGTGCTACTACCTACATGAAGGCTGGACTTAGAGGTGACGTTGGTAAGGTTAGGTTTGCTAGTGTAGGCTAGAGAAGACTAGGGGGCGCAATGCCCCCTTTGTTTCTATTGTCCTGTTAACATTCCTGTCACTGCTCTAGCTCCTGCTAGCGGCACAGTGCCCAAAGCACTAGAACCCATAAACTGAGCCTGCTGTGCAGCCTGTTGTACAGGTGTCTGACCAGCTAAAAACCTTTGCATACCTTCACCGGCTAATC